CGAAGTATTTTTTTTCGCCGCCCTCTTTAATGGTGATGCTCTTTACGGACAATCTGTCATAGATTTTATCTATTTTAGCAGAAAGATCAGGATAATTGCTGCTTGTTTTGTTTACGGCGTTGCTTAGATCGTCTAACTTATCTTCTACTTTTTCAAGATTGTCATCTAAATCATCTATTTTATTTTTTATGATTGTAGTAGAAAGTATCAAATCATCAATCTCATTTGAAGCTCTTTCTTGATCAGGGCTATCGCTTCTTGTTACTTCTTCTTTGTCTCCATCATTAAAAATACTTGTTGATATTTTATTAGAAATGTCTTTTCCGCCAGTGAATATATTTTTAAATTTTTCCTTTATCATATTGTATCCAGACTTAGGGTTCTTTGTCATTTTATCTACTGAACCCTGTCCGAATAATTTTGCTACGACATCATCTACGAAGTCATTTTCTCTTTTTTGTTTTTTCCCTGGAGCATTTTTGGTAATATTTTTTCTAACATTACCAGAAGCTCTTTTTGTAATATTACTTTTGTTTTGTAGCTTGTAGATATCTTCTTCGCTGATTTCTTGATTGAGAGCTTCTTTAAAGTCTAAATTTTTATTCTCTTGTAGAATGAGATTCGCAAGATCATTTAATGTGATGCTCGCGCTTGATGTGGAAATTTTTGGTGCGGTTTTTCTTGCCATTATCTTCTTCTACTTCTTGATCTTCTTTCCATGTCTTTTATCTTACGCTTCTCTTCTTCTTCTTTTATCTTAGCCGCCAACATATTAACATATATGTCTTTTTCCCAAGGAATCATATTATCAAATAAATTAACATCAAATTTGTGGTAGTAGAGTAAAGCAAAATTTAATTTAAAATACTCCGCTAACGCACCATCACCAAAACTTAGATAAAAAAATCGTTGAGACCCTCCAGCACAAAATGGTGCTTAAATTTACATTTTGGACAATCATGATCTATTTCTTTTCTTACTGTTGGAAGATTATTAAAAAATTCTTCAATCTTCTTATAACGATCAGGGGGCATCGAGTAAATAAAATTCAATAAGTCTTCCAACTTAACATCTTTTGATTTATAAATTCCATTTTCATCAAAAACATAATCTATGTTCATAGCTGCAGCTTTAAATTCTGCGTCAGGATCATCATTAAATTTTTCACTTGACAATAAAGTCACAGCTTCAAAGGTCGGATACTTCATTTGAACTCCAACATTATCTGTAATCATTATTTTCTTTTGTACATCGGCATTGACCACTGGAACTTCTAACAAATTAATTGGAAGTTCTATAACCATTCCGCATTCTTCCTGACTGCTGTTTTTATTCTTACATTTAAAATATGTAATAATATTCTCACCAATAGATCTAGCTCTAAAATTTAAAAACAATAATTCAAGATCAACAAGTGGCAGCTCATCAACATTAATATTGTCAATTAAACAATTTTGAGCTATTTGTTTGACAATATTAGCTGTATCCTCAGAAGTTTTTGCTTCTGCCGCCATCAACATAAGTTTCTGTTCTTTAACCAAGAAAGGTCTAAATTTAACAGGCTTATCCTGAGAAAATAACTTCACTTCATAAGTTGGAGTTGATATATTTGGAAGATTCATAAATTACCTCATAAAAACATAATTAACCAAGTGATCCTGCGCCAGCATCTGGTCCATACTGCTGCGGTTGTTGTATATTTGTCGGTGGTTGAAAACTTACATTTGGTGGCGGTTCAGTTGCTTGATTTAAATTGTTTGGAGTAGTAGTTCCTCCAACTTTTTCCGCACCAGATGAATACCATTTTCTATAAGCAAATGCAACATTTAATCTTAATGCTTCATCGCTTCCCCAATTTAAAGCCATTGGTTCTATTGAAATAGGAAAGGCTTCTTCCAACATAACGGAATATTGTAGATCGCCAGCTCCACTGTATTGGTTGATTTTTATAGTTGCCTTACTTTGACTATTATTGTCATCTGGATATATTAATAGTCCATTTGAAATTGGAATAATTGAGTTTACCCATGAATCAAAAAATATTCTTTCTTGCATCTTTCCCGTGCATATAAAAGTCAAACTTATTGGTTGGAAAGAAATATTTCCAGGAATCTTTTGTGGCACTCCATAGTTCAAAAACTCAATTGGCGATACAGTAATTCCAGGAAGCTCAGCGTTTTCGCATAATAGAGAAAGACCTCTTGCTCCATCAGAGATTTTCATTATTCCTGGAGCTGTTGGCATTTTTACAAACTGTACATCAAATCTATAGGCTTTTGCAATTTCTTTTTGCCCATTGATATTGCTCAGAAAGTCGTCTATTTTAAAAGTCATTTTGTTTTTCTTCTTTGTAAGGATCTTTACTTAAGTTTAAAATCTGTTGCATAGATTCTCTTTGAACTGTGGCTTTTCTAGCCCCCACAAAATATTCAGAAGGTAAAAATGATACAATCTCCCAATCATTAAAAGGTATCTCAACGATTCTAGACTCTATATGTTTTGTTAGATATCTTTTTAAGCATGGTCTAAATTCTTTGAATCTTTGAGTTCCATCTAAAAGATTGTAACTCAATCTGAGTTTCGTTGACTCGTCATATCTTTCATTATTCAATACCGCATATAATTTATCTAACAGTATTATTCTTATTTTTGGTGGCAAGTAATGTAAGTTGATTCCTAAAAATCCATCATTGTATCTTTTAATCGGTATGACCAAAGGGAATCTGTCGTAAAATGGCAGTTCGTCTTTTAGTTTAGGGTCATAAAAATAAAAATACATCTTTCCTGGAAAAATGACTCTTACAAACTTATTGTCTTTATCTTTTATGAATCTTGGTCTATTAACTCTTATATTGGCTAAATGAGTTTTTAGCCAATTTCTAGATTCTCTTGTTCTTATTTCTAAGTTGTTAGCAGCTAAATCTTTTTTGATTTTTTCTATTAGATATGACATTATTTTATGTTTAACTCTTTTTCCGTAAGGATTTTAAATTCCCAACCTCTGTCTGCGCAAAATTCCTTAGCTGCTTTAAACTTGGCTTCATTAACTCCCCAAGTTGCAATTTCATTTAAAACTCTTCTCGTTACCTTTTTTGGCTTCTCAGGTGGTTTGGTTTGTTTCTCTGGTTTGACCTCGATAACAAACTTCTTATAACTACCATCTCTAGTCCTGATCTTTGCGACAAAATCAGGAAAATATCTATGGTATTTATTGTCTATTGGCGAAATATAAGGTATTATCAGTTCCTCGCTAGACCATTCCACAACGGTACTATTTCGATCTAGCCAATCCATAGTTTTTCTTTCCCATAGACTTCTATACCAAATGTTAGATGGGTCTCCTCTATACTTCTGTGGGTTTATCGGAGAATATCTTCCAGAATATGTTTTCGCCATATAAATAACCTATTAATATTGTTTTATTTATCACTCAGGAATAATAATGGCTGCACAACCTATTGCTGGAGTCAAAGCTACCACTACAGGGCAAGGAACTGGTGGTGGAGAATTAGCTGCTCTGCATGATACTCGTAATGTGTACGATATAACAAGATATCCTTTAGATTTAGGAAATTCTCCTGATCAATTACATTATGTCCAGTTTTGGATCAATTTACCTGAAGCTTCTAAAACAGAAAAGCAAATCATATCAGGCGCTCAAAGTGCTTCTCAGAGTAATAAACAATTACTCGGAAACGGTAGATCTACAAGTCTAGGGCAAGCTGCAGGAAGTGTTGCTGCTGGGGCTGTTTCAGGATTTATTAGTGGTGGTTGGAAAGGTGCGGCAGTTGGCGCCATTGGTAATGGCGTTATTGCTGGAGTTTTAGCCACTATTGAAACCAAACCAAAATTACAAAGAATTAGAGAATCAATTGCCATTTATATGCCAGATACAGTTGTTGCTGATTATGGTCATAGTTATATTGAAGAATCTTTAACAGAAGCTTTGGGCAAATATGGGCAAGATGCAGCGATGGCAGCTGGTAGTGTGGCAATAGCAGCTGATGTCGTTTCTGGAGGAGGTTCTAGTAGAGCAGGATTCACCAGCGGTTCAGCAAGATTGGAAACTACAGCCGCAGCGTTAGAAAAAACAGGACAAGTCGGAACGCAATTTAAAGATTTTGCTTTAAAAAGTAATGGCGCTTCTATTAATCCTCAAGTCGAACTTATGTTTAAAGGTACGCAAAATAGAGAATTTATTTTCCAATTTAATTTTGTACCTAAAACAGCAGCTGAGTCTCAATCAATTAAAAACATAATTAGAACATTTAAGCGTTATGCTGCGCCAGAATACAATAGCGATCAGAATGGTCGTTACTTTATTAACCCAGCGCAATTTGATATTGGTTTCTTCTTCAATGGTAAAGAGAACTTAAACCTTAATAGAATTTCAACTTGCGTATTAGAAAATGTAATGGTAAACTACTCACCTCAACAGTATACAACTTTCCAAGATGGTATGCCTGCACAAATCACAATGCAACTAAGATTTAAAGAAGCAGATATCATTTACCGCGAACTCATCGACACATTTGGATATTAATAAATGCGTTATTTCGATTATTTTAATTTAATACCATACACAATACAAATGAGCGACGGCTCATATAGTACATTCTATGTAAAGAATATATTTGAACGTGTTAAAATGTTAGACCCTGTGGTGACAAACATAACATCATATTATCAATACGATATGAAAGATGGCGACACGCTTGAGAACATAGCATATAGATATTATGGAGATGTAAACAAATACTGGATTATTATTTTTACAAATAGAATACTAGATCCTTTTTATGACGTTCCATTAAAATACGAACAATTTCTATCATATATTACAGACAAGTATGGATCAGTCGCAAATGCTGAAAGCATCATAGATCATTACGAAAAACAAATTACAAAAAAGTTAACCAATACTGCTAATGGATACTATTCTTCTGAAACAACAGTAACATACTACGCTAACACAACATACTCAATAGATGGAAGCACAACATTCCCAACAATAGCTAATCCTGTTCTTCCAATATCTGGTCCATCTCCAATTACTATCGATCATAATCTAACATTATCTGAAACAATAAATCTAGTGGCTGTAAATGCATATGATACCGAAAACACATTAAATGAGAGCAGAAGACATATAAACCTCATTAAGAAAGAATATGCGTTAACAATTGAAAACGAACTACAAAAACTATTGACACAATAATATGGCTGATCCATCAATATCTTCAACTAATCCTCAAGAGAAAGGTTCATATACCGCCAGTGACTATCAACTGAACGTGTATGTGCTAACCAGCGACGGTAATCTTTTCACAATATCCAATATAATTTTAAACTTTAATTTATATGAAAACATATTTACGCCATATGTGAGCGGTGATATTGAAATAGGTG